TGAGGCGAGGCCGACCGGCCGCCGCGCCTTATTGGCGCGATAGCCAAGCGGGCGGATTCCCGCGCCCGGCGCTTGAGGTTAAAATAAATACCCCCTGCCTGCGCAGGGATACTAGTGACCCGAATCTGAAATTCGTATCAATGAATGGACCGTCACCCTGAGCTTGATTGACAAATATCCCCTTGCACCAAGGACGTCATTGCGAGCGCAGCGCGGCAATCCAGAGCGTCTTGCCACCATCGTCGATGATTGCCGCTCTGGATTGCTTCGCTGCGCTCGCAATGACGACGGTTGCCCCAACAAATCCTCCACGGGCACGGGGAGGGGGACCGCGCGAAGCGTGGTGGAGGGGGCGTGCGTCTAAACGCAGCGCTTGGACCACCACCCCCTCCGTCAGCCCTGCGGGCTGCCACCTCCCCGCAAGCGGGGAGGATCTATTCCTCCTCTCTCGCCGACGGTGCCCGGGGGCAGATGGATGCTGAAACGAGTTCAGCATGACGAAGCAAGGTGCGGCGAACTTCAGTTCTAGGTCACTGGATTCCCAAAACCTTTGCCCGATACTCCATCAACCCGCTCCACGGCCCCGCCGCCCGCCGCAAGATCCGCGTCCGGCGAAAATCGAACGTCACAATCTGCCATCCCGCAACATCCTCCAGCCCCGGCTCCAGCGCCTCCTCGACCAGCGCCATCACCCGGTGCAGCCGTGCCGCCGTTTCACCGTCATCATATACGGTCAGCGCCAGGCTGAGCTCGCGCCCGACCCCGCTTTTGTGGCTCCAGTCGAGCGAGGCCCCGGTCGCCAGCGCGACATAGGGAAAATCCGCCCGCGGCGGCGGCCCGTCATATATGCCGCTGACCAGATCCATCAACGGCCCATGCGCCTGCAACCGCGCCACCAGCTGCTGCTGCACCCCTTCCAGCGCGCTGCTCACCGCCCACCCCGCATCAGAAAACCGATATCGCGCAGGCCGCTATATTCGATCAACCGCTGGTGCAGCCGCCGTCCCTCCACCTCGATCCCCGTGGCGGTTTCGACAACGCGCACATCACCCGGCAGTTCGTCAGCCAGCACCGCCCTGATTTCGGATCGGGCGCCCTTCAGCCTCTGCTCGGCAAGCATCTCGCCGCGTTTCCGCAGATTTTCCATCATCTCTTTTCTTCCGCCAGCAAAATGGTTTTCGGGATCAGCCGGTGCTCCAGAACCACGCTGTTGATGGTCATCACCCGACCGCCCCAGATCAGCCGGTCACCCGGCTTGATCGCCTGTGTTTCCCGCAGGATGAAGCGCCAGCGCGGCAAGGCCGAGCGGCTCTCCGCCGCCTCCCCGCTGCCACTATCCAACGCCTGCGCCGCAGCCCAAAACTCACCGACGCTGTCAAATACAGGCTCAGCCGAACCCATCCCATCCCGGCCCTCACCCTGCCGTTCGATGTGGATCCGCTCGCGCAATATCCCAGAAAATTCCCGTCCCATCACGCCACCCGCATCCGCCGATAGGGCCGCCACAGCGCGGTGACCGCCCGCGGCGGACCGATCGCGTCGACACCGTCGCGATTGGCGTAAAGATAGCCGGCCAGCCGTACGATCCCCTGGCGCAGCCCGGCCGGCAGCCCGTCCCAGTCCGCTGCCAGCCCGCAGCTGTAAACGACACGCATGCGCGAGGCGTCGCTCTCCTCCAGCAACCGCACCCATCCCAGCCCCTCGCTGTCGATATCGACGGCATAATCCTCCACCGCCAGCAGCAGCGAACTTCCGTCTGCGCCCACCGCCTCGACCGAGACAATCGCCTGCACCGGCAGCCGTTTCAGCCTTTGCCATGCCTGCCAGGCCGGCAGCATGTCGGTGACCGTCCGCGCGATCAGCATCTGGCCGATAAAATCTTCGCACAGGCCGGCGGCGCTGCGCAGGAATGACTCGATCGCTGCATCGTCGGCCTCATGGTCGATCCGGACAAAGGACTTGACCTCGGCGATCAGCGCGGCCGGCAGGTCCGGCCAGTCTGCAATGGAGAAGCTCACGGCCGGACTCCTTTCGCAAGAATTTGGGAATATGCGCCCGTGCCGGAGAGAGGGGAGCGACCGGCACGGGCGCGCTGCGCCAAGGCGCAGCAAGCGGATTCAGGAAGCGCTGAACTGCATCAGCTTGATCGCTTCCGAATTCATCAGCTGCCCGCCGACCCGCCGGGTCGCGTAGAAATGGACGAACGGCTTGTTGGTAAACGGGTCGCGCAGGATATGTGTCGCCCGCCGCTCGGCGATCAGATAGCCGGCGCGGAAATTGCCGAAGGCGATCGCCAGGCTGTCGGCGGCGATATCGGGCATATCCTCCGCCTCGACCACCGGATAGCCGAGCAGGGTCGCGGGCTGCCCGCTGGCCAGCGACGGCTGCCACAGAAACGCCCCATCCGCCGTCTTGAACTTGCGGATATGCGCCAGCGTCGCGCTGTTCATCACAAAGGCGGCACCCTGCCGGTAGGCGGGTCGCAGCGTGTGGACAAGATCGACCAGCACATCCTCGCTGGCGAAACTGCCCGACGCGCCGGACGGCACATATTGCAGCGACCCGAACGCCCGGACATCATCAGCCTCATCGGTCACCGCAGCATTGAGAAACCCGCGCGGCTGGTTCACACCCGAACCGTTCACGAAAGCAGCACCCTCGGCCCGCGCAAATTCCCGCGCGATCTCGTCCGCCAGCCAGCTCTCCACATCGAAGGCCGCATCATCAAGCATCGTCTGCGACGCCGCTGGATTGGCATAAAGCTCGCCGCTCGGCGGCGCAATTTCGTTGAAATCCGGCGTATCGGTTTCCGGCCGCCCCGCCGTCTCGCTGACCCAGCCGGACGGCGTGCCGCCGGTGGTCACCAGCTTGCGATAGCCGGCGGTCCCGGTCTGCACCACGGTCGCGATCGACCGGATCGGCGAGATATCCTTGAGCGTCGCCCCGATCAGCGCATCAATCTCCTGCGGCACGGCAAAGCCGCCCTCGGGCCCGGACGCGCCGGAAAAGCTCTTCAGCCCGACCCCCGCCTGCTCGCCCCGCCGCAGATAGCGACTGACGAACTCCTGCGCAGCAGCCGATGCCGGCATCGCCTTCGCGCCATCAAGCACCGGCCGCGCCGCGGTCTTGCCGAGCGCGTCGACCTGCCCCTTTAGCCCATCGACATCGCCGCGCAGGGCGGCAATGGCCTGGCCATGCTGCTGCGTTTCCTCGGCAATCAGCACCGCATCAAAAGACGCTTCCAGCGGATCCGCCTTGGTTTCGAGTTCGGGAGACTGTTCCATATCATTCCTTTCCTGGGTTATCTTCAATTCAAAAATGGAAATCACCCGAAGACACAAAGCCGGGCAGCCAGCCGCATGCCTTTGTGCCTTCGTGCGAAAAAATTTCATCTATTGCACCAGATGGACCCGCGCCAACGCCTGCATCGGAGACGTCACCAGCGAAATTTCGGCGACATCCAGATCAAGCAATTCGCGCGGATTTACGCCCGTCGCCCGCTTCACCCGATAGCCAAAGCTCAGCCCCCTGACCGACGCGCTCGACAGCAGGACCGCCGCCTCGCGCCCGGCCCGGGTCGCGGTCGAGACCGTCCCGATCACCCGCAACCCGCGCCGGTCCTCCCGGGCATGATCGATCTGGCCGATCCGCCGCAGCGGATCATGCTGCCACAGCAGCGGCAAGGACTTGCCAGCGGGGAAGTCCCCGAACGCTCCGCGCCGGATGATATCCCCGCCCTTGTCGATCCGGTCGAAAATCGCCGCATAACCGGCAAAGCGGATGGTGCTTGAGGTTTCCGTTCGTGCTGAGCTTGTCGAAGCACCTCTCGCGGCGAGATGCCCTTCGGAGTCGCAGACGTCGCGCAGCGACACCAGCTCAGGGCGAACGGTACGATTTCCCATAATCACGACACCAGATGCCCCAGCCCCAGCCGCATCGCGATCCCCACCAGGAGCAGCGCCAGCACGCCCCGCACCACCCAGCGGATCGCCGCCTTCCAGGCGCTCGCCTTGGCATCGCGCCAGGCGCGGAGCAGCTCTCGCAATTCGTCAATATCATCTTGCGCTCCGGGATCGGCCAGCCCCAGCCGGTCCAGCACCCGCGCCGCACCGGCATCGGTCGCATCCTCGACAATCGCGCGCAGCGTCACCAGATCAGCCCCATCGCCTTCCGCCTGCGCCAACAGGCGGGCGAGCATTTCGTCGTTTTGCATGTTTATTAAAACTCCGTTTTAAACCTCAGGCGCCGGGCGCGGGCATCCGCCCGCTTGGCTATCCTCGCTTACGCTGCGGGCGCGCGGTCGCGCTTGCCTCCGCTTCGCGTCGGTTCGGCTCTCCCACTCG